CATCTTAGAAAGATCAATGCCTTTAGCACTATCAACTAAGAACTTTATAAAATCTGCTTTTTCGTTATCATTCTTTTCAACAAAGCCAATGTTCTGCATTGGTACGTTACTGATTGGGCTTAGCTCAGATTCATTTTCTGATACTACTACTACTCCAGACTCTGCGTCCCAGAATACATTTTCAATTGCGGTATCCACAATGTCACCCTTAACCATATCTACGCCATCCACCTTTTCAATTGACAAAATGTTTGCAAACTGGTTTGCTGGATTGTCAACTAGAGATAGCTCTGTAAGATCATAGTCTTTAATAATTCTGATGGACTTTTCCATCTTCTCGTCAAAAGCATCATCCCACTTATTCATTCTACCACCAATAGAGAATCCAGACAATGTTCCATCCAAAACCTTTTCCCAAGTATCTTGTGCACCCTTAGAAATATATGCTGAAACGTATACGCCAGAGTAGAACTTTTTTGTCTCTGGGTCAAAATACTTTTCTTGCTTGAATCCAACCATTTTTCCAACTGAAATTGGCTGGTGCATTTCACGAATATTACCACGGAACTTTTGGAATGCTTTCATAGAAGCGTCAGTGGTCACAATATCAGCTTGCTTGTCAACATTGTCAAGTGTGGCAAATCCCGAAACGATACGACGTTCCTGATCTACCTTGCTGAAGGGCATTGAGAGTCGAACATTGTCGCCCTCTGTATCCCAATGTGCCTTGAATATAGTCATGCTAGTTAAATTATAGAGCCTTTTTATAAATATTATTACATTATTGTAACATATTTTTTAATTAGATGCTCTTCCCTCTCCCTGAGCATTTCTGCCAGATACTGTTGCCTCTCCATCAGACTGGTTGTTAGCACGTTCTGCATCACGCTGTCTGTTGTCAGCTAGGTTAGCTCTTGCATCAGTAGCTTGTCGTGGAGTCATCTGAAAGAAATCATCAGCATCAGGGTGCTGAGGAAGTCCAAGCTGCTCTCTGGCTTCGTTGCGAGTCATAACCTGGGTCTTTACGTAACGCTCAACAATTTGAGATTCTGCAATCTCATCTGTAAGAGTTAGTTCGTTAAATCGTAGCTCAAGAATATCTGTTCTTTCACGAATAATCTTGCTTAGCATTTTCTCAATGTTGCGCTGTGCTGGTCTTGCTACCTGCTCTTTAAAGGTACGATCCTGTGCTAAAGCAGCAGCGATAGCAGCTGAATCGCCTCCACCAATCTTGGATAGAGGGACCTGATGTGCAACCAAAATGTCGTCACGGTTTCGTAAACGGTATTCATTAAATGATGCCTCCTGTACTCCATTTTCAATTGGCTCCATCTTAAACTCAACCTTATTCTGGTCATTGTCGCCAGGAAGAGGGATGTAGAGAGTTCTGTGGTTTTGCCCCTTTAGACTTGTCTGAAGGAATCTGAATAGCTTGTCTTCTGCCTCAGACGATAGCTTGGCACCCTTAAGAGTTACAATGTATCGTGGAGTAGCCTTGTTTGCAAAGTAATCAATGTTGTATTGCGATGCAAGCTGATCTCCGTGAAGAGCTGATATTGCAGACATGATGTCTGGAATTCCGTAATATGTGTTTAGTGGAGAGTATGACTTGAAGTGAATAATTTCATTTGGCCGTGGATCTCCTGTTACTGGGTTTGGGTTCTTTGCCCCAAAGTTACGGAAATAAACAACCTTCTGCCCAATAATCTGAACATATCCATCACGAAGTCTGCGCACACGCATAGTGGTAGAAGGAATGTGACCAATATAGCCAATCTCGCCAGCGACTGTTCTACCAATTTCCATGTAGCCATTACCTGTTGACTCTAGATCAGTAACAATCTTTTCCATTACGTGCGTAAAAGACTCATCACTATTTAGGCTCTCTAGCCAGTCACGCATCTCAATCTTAGCCTTTTGAATCCTCTTTGTAGCACGAGTCTTAGCTGCATCATCAGTGCTATCTTCTAGCTTAAGAAGAGTTCTATCTGAGATGTGGAAGTCATAACCTAGACCAACAATATTCTCTACCTTGGCATCAATGGCTGCGTGGTTAGCAAATGATGTGTCGTAGTAGTTTGCCAGTTCATAAAGGTTCCATGGTGGGGTGATGACATCAAACAAACCATATCCGTTGTGATATACAGATCCAGGATTAATCTCCTTTGACTGAGCACCATTAATACCTGCAGAAATAGCGTTGGCACCAGTCAGGTATGAGTCTGTATAAGAAATGTTGTTTGGCACAGACGAGTCATAAGCCTTTGCTAGTCTCTCTGCCCTGCGCTTAAAGTTCTTCTCTAATCCAGTAAGTGTCTTTAATTCTGACCAGCTCTTATTGAATGGATCGCTCTTCTTAAACGCATCTGGTATTTCATCAACATCTGAAATGCTGGCTGGCACAATAAAGGTCTGTTCTGACATTAGTCCTCATCTCCATACTGTGCAATAGTTGCCTTAGCTGCTGCAACAGCACCAAGGTCGTTAAGGTTTGGGATCAAGCCCTGCTTCATTCTATCTAGCTGCTCAGAGTACTCTTCTTCCGAAACCCTAGACATTCCAGGATAGAACTCTGGACGACCATCGCCCTGACCTAGGTAGGTAGCTTCTCTACGAAGCTTTTCGATCTGGATACCATCTCCACGGTGTGATGGGATATTAAGTACGTTTCCATTACCATCAGTAAATGGTTTACCATTGGACTTTACCCAAATGTAAATACCCCAATCGTAATTTTTATCTAGAACTGTGATTTTTGTGTCACCAATTTGACCAGGCATTCGTGGTTGTGGCTTTTTCATAACCACTAGTATACCATATTAAACTGGAGAAATAGTAGAAGTTTTCCAAGAGATACCACGATAGAACGGATACCTATATTTATTTACCACAAGGCCGTGCCCACTATCAAAAATAACCTTGTTTGTACCAACATATCGCTTATAAACCTGAGAAAGATCTGTATCATATGTCTTAGATGACAAAATATATAGAACATCTCTCCATTTAAGAGTTGGAGAATCCCAGTAATCCCAGTCAAGCGTACCTTCATCAGAGAACAGAACATTGATCCACTCCCTAAAGGTAATAGTTTGTGCCTGCCTGCTCTGATCATATTGATAATATGAAATGTTATTTACTATTGCTGGACCAGTGATCCTGAACTCTCCAGAGTAATTGCTCATGTCAAGCTTTCCAGTAAACTGGATTCCCAACATGTTCCAGTCTGAAAGGCTTATTACTGGTCTGTTAGTTGCAACACCATTAATATAGAAAACAACTGCATTATCTATCTTTCCAGCTACAGTGTCAACTGCAAAAATTCTTCCCCTTGTACGAGATGCATTATCTGACTCAACATAAATTCTAATCTGAGAGTCTACACCCTGTATCTCAAATAGCTCTAGGGCATTCTGTGGAAATAGCGGTTGATCGTATCGTACAGACAGCTGAATAGCATTTAGAAGATAGTCTGAAGACTTTGACTTATTGATTGATGTTGCAATGCCCCTGCTAGCTGGCTGACCGTACTTTCCTCTTAGCCTGATGCCAGAGTTCTTAGTCAGAAACAAGTATGGTGTGCTTCCACGATAAATCGTAAATGGATTCTTTCTCTTATAGTCTAGATATACGCCAAGCCTAGTGTATGGGTACATTGATGCCCCAAATCTTGTACCAATCATGTTTGGGCTTAGGTCATCAAATGACTCTGAAGCATAAGACAGCAACCTAATGTTTACCTTTTTATTTCTAGTTGATGGATTATTCATGACTATGTGGGTAACAATAGATATGTCATTTACAGATATGCTAGATGGTGGATATATAATCATACCGTCAACTACCTCATAAACTGAGTTAACCCATTCATCGCCAGCATTCACTGTTCCTTCTGATGACGCAGGAACTATAGAAGAGTAGTCAGCAAATGTTTTTGCAATTGACCTGGTATTACTAGATCCAGTATTTGGTTGAAAACTAATATATGTCTTGACAATCTGTCCTTCGGTATCGTACTGGGATACGTCAACTACTGATTCTGGATAAGAGACATTAAACTGCAAAAAGTCTAAATCATAATAGGAATTATTAGTTGCATCTTTGATATACTTTGCAAAGTATCTAAGAGGTGCATAGTCCTCCCAGATAGCATATGCAGAAATATCTAGATCAAACTTGTCAAGATATGTGGCTGGAGACATAGCATAGCTAGAGTTATGCGAGATTAGTCCGTCAGCATTATATGCAACAAAGTTACTATCAAAAAGATCAGTGGCTGACTCTTCATAGTTCTTTGATGTCATAAAGCCAACTCTATAAATCTTTCCATTAAACTTTGATTGCAGAGTTTTGTATCCGCTAATATAGAGTTTTATCTGTCCAAGGTCACCAAAAATTGATGGCAGGTTTGAAGAAAACTTCTTAGCAAATTCTGGTATGTTAATGCCTACTGAAAATTGCTCATTTGCACTAACAGTGTATGAGTGGACAATTGATCTTCCAAGATTTCCATACGATACAGCATATTCAACTATGCTTCCATTTAGGACAATCTCAAAGTAGTTTGTGTTATATTCGTTATCAATTCTAAATAAGACCCTTCTTCCTGTATCAGACAAGTCTGATTCAAATACCCCATAAAAGGTCTTAACTGTTTGGTTTAGGATATCTAGGCTTTCAAATAACATATATGCATTGGTATTTGACCATGTAGTATTTGGCTTTAGGCTCCAGAATGGGCTGCCAGCATCCTGCAGATTTAGGTTATCACTCATCAGCTGATCATATGACTGCCTCACTGTTCCTGTAACTGTTCCTCCAGAAACGTAAGACGCTACTACGCCAGCAGCATTTACTACAGCAAAAGTAGATCCTGATACCTCAGTTACTTTTGCACCAGATAGGTTATATATGCTAGTATTCTGATTATTTACAACTAGACCAGAAATATTTATAGTATCCCCAACCTCTAACGAGTTTTGTCCAGATACGGTAAATGTAATCTTTGATGTTGTTGCAGATAGCCCAGATAGCTGTAGCTGCTTCTGAGCAATAAAGAAATTAGGCAAATCATAGGTTGGAGTAGACAGAGTATTATTTAGAATTGACACATTGTCAAATGCACCCTGATCCCATTTTCCAAAATCTGGATAAGAATAGTTATTTGTATATTCTGCGAATGGGTAATCTACAAAGACAATTGATCCACTAGCTGATGATCTTGCGCTATCTGGGAAATCAACTCCCTGACCGTATACAAATCGTCTCTTAGCAATAATCTCAGATACCTGATATGGATAAATTGCTATTCCACTAACCTTCATTGACGCAATATCCGAATAGCTATATACACCAACCCAGTCCTGCTCTTTACCAAGAGGGCTTAGCTGCTCTGGAAGATCCAAAGATTCAGTAGATAGGCTAAATGAAATAACCTGCTCACCATTAATAAGCAAGCTGGCAAAGTTATTGACAATTCTGATATGGATAAGCATTGGTTTGCCCCACTCAGAAATAAAGTATGACTGAGAATACTCACCAATCTTTAAAACAAAAAATGATCCATCAACGTAAAGACCGTCACTAGAAGCTACTGGACCAATGATCCTTTTTGGCTCAGATGTATTTGAGTCAAGTCTTAGCCATGCCTCTAGGGTAAGGTCTTTATACTGCCCCATTTTATTTAAGAATCCAAATCCTGGAAATACAATAGATGGCCCAGTCTCATTTTCATAGACGGTTGTGCTTGTTGATGCACCAAAAACTAGTGGCATTCCTGTATTTCTAGCAAACGTAACTTTATTTTTTACGACATAGTATGCTGGGGTATCCTGTATACCATAAGCATTAAGCCTGATTCCGCTTGTTTCAGATATAGCAATACTAGAGTCAAATGCCTCTGAAGATGCACCTAGATAAATAGAATTAGATTCTTCTGAATATTGTCCAGCAGTTGGTGCAGATACAAAAAAGTTATATTCTGTTCCAGGAGTCGTATCTTCATCATAGGATATCTCTAGTGAAATAGAGATGTTATTTGACTGATACCCTGCTGGGATTGTGAATGTCTCAGATAGTAGACCCCACTGTCCAGGTGCTACCGATGTAAATGTTTTAGTTTGCTTCTGACCAGAGTACTCTAGACTTAGAGAGATATAATTGATTGCTGGATATTGAGCATAAAAATATGTAGAAACGGTTAGATTCCCCAAGACACCGTCTAGCTGATTAAACTTAAATAAACTTGGACTGGACAATTTTATAATGCCAGAATTTATAGCATATTCTTGGCCAGTAACCTTGTATACCGATGAGCCACGAATTGGGGAGGATAACTCAGATGATAAAGCCTTTGTGGCACCAGTTGCTGTCCATGTGGAAAATTCGGAGTTTACACCAAGGAGCGATAGGTAAGAGATATTATCATCTAGTGGCCAAAATCCTAGCGGATGTTCGCTAAAGATCTTTTCGGCATAAAGGCTTGATTGGCTAGACATAAATTCTCCTAGCCTATTTTATCACACATAAGAATAACAATTAGCGAAAACTCATTGGTGAGTGCCCCTTGTTAGAGGCACCACACCTTGAGCATTCTTTCTGCTCTGCCTTAGTTATAGGACAAGTTGCAGTTACAATATGCTTGTGTCCGAAAATGGAACAAACTATTTTTTTTACCGCAGAGGAACCCAATGTTGCTCCTGAGTCATTCCGTGAGAAATAAGATCTTTCAGAGGTACGACATCGTATGCTACCGTAATTCGTGGACCTTCCCAATCCCAATCTCCCATAGCATGTGGGTGACCCATTTCAGACAAGATGGCACGGTTATTTTTATTTTCATTAATCTTATATTCATCAAATGCAATATAGTGAGTCTGCGATGGTTCAGCAGAAACTGAGTAGTAGCCATGGAAGTTTGGAGCACCCCATGGACCATGATCATGCCAGTCTAGCTTGCCATTTTTGGCATAATTAATATTAAACCATCCTTGAAGCATGTACTGCTGCTGATCGAAATCAATACCGTAGTACTCAGATGCTTCGTGCACCATATCTGAAACTGCATCATATAGATTACGGATACCTGGAATATGAAACTGGAACACGTTGTATTCACGCCACTTCATAGTAGAAACACTATTAGATGACTTCCAGACTTCGTCATCTCTAACCTCTGTCACACCAAGGACTTCTGCTCTTTCAATTTTCTGATACCTATCAACAAGCTCACTAATAAGCTGATCTAAATCATTATCTAGATATCTATCAAAAAACTTATGTGGTTGCTTTGATTGACTAACACTGCGCATTGGCTGCATTTAAGATCTCCATATCTGCTAGTACTATAACATTATAGCATATTAGCGTGGTGTGAAGTTAAATGGCGTAAATCCGAATGGTGCAAAGTTAAACGGAGTAAAGCCAAACGGTGCAAATGCAAATGGAGTAAACCCAAATGGTGTAAACCCAAATGGACTGAATCCAAAAGGAGTAAATCCAAATGGAGTGAAGCTGAATGGACTAAAGCTAAATGGCGTGAATCCAAATGGAGAAAAGCTGAATGTTGTTACGTTTCCAGAATATGCAGAAAATACTGAGTTTCCATTAGCATTAGTTGCTCTAACACGATATGCCTGAGTTGTGCCTGCTTCCTGGTTAATATTAATGCTAGTGCTTGCAGTAGTTCCAGTTTTACCATCATTACTCTCTACATAATAAGAAGTGATTGCCTTGCCACCATTGTTTGGAGCAGTCCAAGAAACTGTGTCATATGTAGCTCCGCTTGGAGAAGTTACTGTAGGAGCTGCTGGAGTTGCAGGAACTGTAGTTGCAGTGACTGTAGTTGTTGTTGCAGGAGATGTTCCTGCAGCATTTGTAGCAGTAACAGTAATCGTATATGTTACTCCAGATGCCAATCCAGTAACTGTTAGTGGAGATGACGCACCAGAGGCTGTTCTGGTTGCTTGTCCCAATGAGGTTGCAGATACAGAATATGAGGTAGCTGCTGGAGAATTAGTAGAAAGCGCAAAGGATACTGTTGCAGCACCGTCATTAAATGCACGGTTTGTTCCAACATCTGTTGCAGTTACATTTATTGGAGCTAGTGGCTCCAAAAAGTCATTTGCTTGCTGTGACTTTCTACCAGCTCTTTTACCTGTTGCCATATCTCAATCTCTCCTTAATTATGCTGACAAGTCACCAAAGACTAGCCAAGTGTTTGCTGCTCGCTTTAATAGTGTAGCAGATGACCACTGTGTACGTAGCTTAAGTCCAGGAGTAGCATTAACAGTAACTCCACCTGCGCCAGCAATAGTAACCTGCCCTGCACCAGTCTGGATGATATCCAGAGTAGTACCTACTGGGAAATTCAATGTTGCATCTGTAGGGATAGTTAGGGTGGTTGTTCCTGCATTGCTAATCTCAATGATCGTGTCACGCTCACTTAGATTTGCTAGAGTGTAAGATGCAGTCTTTGCAGAAATTGTAGTGATAGATGGCACACCCTGCTTAGTCTGGATTCCATCAGAGAACTGCACACCACTTACAATTGGTGTCTCTACTAGGGAGACCTCATTTCCAGCTACTAAAATGTTATCTCCAGCAGTTACGGTTCCGACCCCAGCAAACTGGAAGACAAGAATTGAATCTGTACCGACAACAAATGTAGCTGGATCCTCTACGTGCTGAACCCAAGCAGTCTGCCCATTTACAGTACCGTCAGTTACAAATACGTATGCACCTGGAATCTCATTTGCCTCATCGCAAAGACCACAACGAGTAAGTACCCACGGAGTATTTGCATCACCTTGAGTAGTTAGGTTATAGCGACCATTTTGAGCTGGATTAGTCTGATTCTTAACCAAAACACCACGCTGACCGCTAACAGTTGTAACCGAAACACCATCAATCTGTGGGAATGCGCCATTAGATGTTGAAGTAAGAGTTGCACCTACACCAGATGTTCCGTTGCTATACGTAGCAACAAGATTTTCAGTAGTTGCTGCAACAACAGATGGCTTTGCTAGGATGCCAGACGATACGTTATCAACATACTGCTTAGTTGTAGCGTGAAGTGCCTGAGTTGGGTCTCCATCAAGAGTAATCTTTCCAGTCATCGTTCCACCAGCAAGTGCTAGTTTTGCATCCAGAGATCCCTGAAGATCTGCTACCTCAGAAATTGTATGAGTGTGACCAACAGTAGATTTTCCATCAATCTGAGTCTGGATTGACGACGTTACTCCATCAAGATACCCAATTTCAATGTCTGATACACCAGTTACCTTGTCCTGCTTAGTGTCAAGCTGAGAAGTTGTAACTAGAACTGATGTATCGGCAATACCGTGAACGTTTGTAGTGTCAGAGTTGTGAGCAGAAACAGCATCGTCTGCATAAGTCTTGGTTGCTAGCTCTGTGGTGTCTGCAATACCATGGACATTTGTTGTAACTAGGTTGTGATCTTCAATATCATTCTGAACATCAGTCTTTGTGGCAAGCTCAGCAGTATCTGCAATGCCATGCACATTTGTTGTGTCAAGGCTGTGATCATCAACTGCAGTAGCAATAGCTGCATCACGTGCAATAGCCTCATCACCAACTGCAGTAGCAATAGCTGCATCACGATCTGAAACCTCAGTATTAATTGCTAGAGTTACTGCTGATTCAATAGCTGCATCCCTATCAATTACCTCTGCATCAATAGCTGTGCTAACAGCTGCCTCAATTGCACCATCACGAGCAATAACTTCTTGGCTAATTGCAAGATCAATAGATGCCTCAATTGCACCATCTCTAGCAACAACTTCTCCAGCAATCGCACCATCAACATATCCCTTTGTAGCTGCCTGTAGGTCTAGAGTTGGGTCTGCATTAAGAATTAGATCTCCAGTCATGGTGTCGCCAGACTTGGATACCTTGGTACCAAAGAAATCAGGGTCGTCGCTAATGGCTGCAGCTAGCTCATTAAGTGTATCTAGAACCTCTGGAGCACCATCAATAATATTTCCAAGTTGGCTAATAGGAACGTTTCCATTTACATCTAGAGTAGCAACACCCTCTGGCTCACCCTTTTCTGTTAGTGGGATGTAGTCGTCTAGACTTGTACCAAGACCTTCTAGGGTTTGAAAGTATGATAGGTCTTCCCAGCGGTTAACACCGTCACCAATTTTAAACTGATTATTGTCAGTCTCAAAACCGATTTCACCAGCTCCAAGAATTGGATTTGCTGTTGTCCATTCTACCGCAGTTCCACGGCGTTGCTGCATTCTAGTTGCCATAATTACTTTCTCCTATGGGTTCTGCCCAATTATTTCAATTATATCAGCCTTTTAGTTGAAGTTATCTACGGCTAGACCGCCGTCAAATACAACATCCCAAGAGGTTGACGATGGAGTTCCACCATCTAGTACGTTAATCTGAGGGCTGTCGTATGACTGACCATCCCAGAAAATTGTAACAATTCTTCCAGTTCCATCAATCGCAGTATCGTGAATGTGGTCAGGAATTTGCTGGAGATCATTGCTAGTCGCAATAGTGATCCAATCTCCATTGTAATAAAATCTCAGTCTCTCAACAGTGGTATCAAACCACTGGTCTCCATTAGATGGATCGGAGGGAGGAGTATCTCCAACTGGTGTCCCAGATGTGAGTGCATCTACGTATGCCTTAGTTACGGCATGATTAGGACTTGTTGGCTCTGCAACGGATACTGGTGCACCAAAAGTTCCACCTCCAGCAACCTGGATTCCGTTTTTGACCTTAAAGTCTTTTTCTACTGTAGTCATGCTACTCCTCCTCTCCTTCCATTATATATACTTTATGCTAGCAATGTTCCAACTACGGTAACTGTTGAACCGTTGTTAACGGTAGTAACCAATAGCTGTGCGTCTGTTCCGTTAATTCCTGCGGAAATTGTAGATGCAGAGCCGTTAGTTCCAACAATTGCGTATTCAGTAATTGCAATATTGTCTGAAGAATCCATAGTTAGAATAACCTTAGATACCTCAGTGTGTGTGCTATATGCAACCTTTACCAAGAACTCAGCAGAGCGGTAGTCTGCCTTTGCCCATGCGTAGGCTACTGCCTGGCTAGCTACAGATACTTCTTGAGTAGCTGCAACCTGAGTTGCAACAGAGTTGATGTCAATCTCTGTGAAGTTTGGCACTACAGCCTCAAGAGCAGATACCGCACGAGCATCAGTGAAGTACAGGTTAGTGCTTCCCTCATCTAGGTCATCAGTTGTAGAATCTGCGACACCATTTTCTGCCTCAATTGTTAGAGACTGCATCTGTGAGTCATAAGAGATTGTTACATTTGATGTAGTAGCGTTTTGAAGAAGGAC